CAGAATCGATCTGGCTCGTTACCGCCACTTTCGTAATCTTTATCGTGAGTTTTACATTCTTCGTTGAAGTAGCACGACAAGAAACTGCGCAGCCATAGCGGAAAATGCTTTGATCCGCATGAACTACTCACCAGCGGGTAACGCTGCAAGATGATCTGCCCATATTCTAACGCCCTCTGATATTCCGTGAGCTAAAACCGTCTCCAACTCTGCGGTTGTTACAGACCATCGCTTGTTGTCTGCCATTTTCCACTCTGTTAGACCTAAAGCTATACCAAATTCAATGTTAGCTTTATCAGTCAATCTAGCCTGCATTATACGACCATCGCCGAAATCGTAAACAACGGACATTAAAGCGTTATCGCGTATTTGCTCCAAAGTGAGAGGGGCGGCAACAAAATCCAATGAGGCGTTATCTAGAACAACCTCACCTACCTCAGTTATAATATGATAGCTACCATCTTCTAGCCAATACTTAGTACCTAAGAAATCAGGAACCACAACCCACTGACCACTTCGCGCAACAGCACATTCGTTTTCACCCGTTTCAGGCGGCGCAACAGGTAGCGAGTTTGCAGGGTGTAAAAACCTACCAATCTCCATTACATTTTTATCTGCAATACCTGAAAATGTAAATCTGTTCCCATTGACTGGATCATAACTATAGTATTCTGCTGTATTACTCATTTTTATTTACCTAAATTTTAATAGTGACATTACTGCTACAGTTTTAACTCTATTCTCACCAGATAGTGAGGCAGGGTCTATACTACCCCTCGACACCTGTATCGAGCTGCCAGATTGCACAAGCACGTCTGAGTGCGTGTGATCTCCAAGCTGATCCGCTTGGTACGATCCTATTGCTCGACTTGAGTCAACCCCTCTTCCATCATCCCATGAGCGGTAGTGTAGCCCTCTATAATCTGGAATAGTAAAAGTAGTTGTTCCGTCACCGTCACCGTAAAAGCCTGAATAGAGCAGCGTGTCTGAGTCTTTCGTGGCCTGAGCTATTAGGTTCGTTATTGTTTGCGCGTAAGCCCATAACTCTGGGTATGCAGACCTGCTCAAAGAAGCTCCAGTTGGCTTTATATAACTTAATGGGGCAGGGTTCACGTCACCACTCATTGGTATAATTGAGCCTACAGCCCCAAATGATGAGGTTAAGAGCCAGTTTGAAATGTCGGATTCTGGCGGTGTTGCGCTAACGTGATCGGCGGTCTGGCAGGAATACAGAACGCCCAACCTATTTGAGATGCTACCTATTTGGTACTCTTGCGCTCCATCCCATTCGGGCACGCCCATCTGGTGTAAGTATGCAATATATTGACCTAACGTAAAGCCAAGCGCGTTAAAATGCTCTAACTTCGGAAACTCATTTGTGCCAACGAACCCCCACCCAGTAGCCCAATCAGCGGATACGTTATCATCAATGGTGTCGCTTTGAGTCTCTAAGCCAAATATTTTTCTTTCTGCCCCCGGCGCAGAGGATGAAAAAGCCTCTACGTTCCCCGTCCTTCTTGTGATCTTAGCCATTACAATTCCACTCCACGAGCGAATATTCCGCCCTGTCTATTGTCGAAATAAGTTGAAAATCCTCTTGAATTCGGGTTGTTACTAAACCCAAACGTAGAGCCAATTATTGCACTTGTGACACTTGAGTACCTTACCCCTTGAGGTTTTGGCAGTAGGTCGCTGTTAAATATAGCCCTGATTCGATCAGTGTCATATTCGGGCGATACGTACAGCTCAAGAGTCATGTTGAAGTTATCTACAACGTATGCGTTACCCTCAAATACATCGTTTACCGCTTGCTGTATAGAGACC